TAGAACGGAGTGCTTAAACGCTCGATATGCCGGTGCAAAAAATATATTGACATAGTAACTGTAGTTGATGGTATAATGACGGCGGAGGTGATTGCGTGAAACACACTAAAGTAGACCGTTGTGCTAAGCATTTGGTAGCAAATGAATTTATAGATGGTATTGAGCGGTATAAAGCATCAATGGGGAAAAGCGATGGGCAATCGAGTGGATTTAAGATAACAGAAAAAGAAGCACAAGAACGTATTAAAAATAATCTTTTGAGGTCGGCGAGAAGGACTAAGAAAAGATTTAAATTGCTTGTAAGAGGTAACTTAGACAAAAGCGGGGTATCAATGCTCACTTTGACATATGCGGAAAACATGCAGGATGAACGTAGGGCGAGTAAAGATTTTAAAGCATTCATAAGAAAGTTGCGCGAAAGTAATGCCCGGCTTAAATATATATCGGTGATGGAAAAGCAAAAGAGGGGGGCGGTTCATTATCACGTATTAATCTTTGGGAAGGCTTGGATAGGGCAAAAGTGGCTGCAAAAGAAGTGGGTTCATGGTTACGTAAGCATTAAACGGTTGATGGGTGATGACAAGACAGTAAATTACTTAGTAAAGTATTTGGTAAAAGAAGAAGAAGAAGGATGTGTAAAAGAAGTGGGTAAGAACAAAAAGAAGTTTCATGCTAGTAGAGACTGTGAAGCAATCCGTTCATACAGTGGAGTTCCAGCAGAAGTACTGCTTACAGCGGTAAAAAAAGCAGGGGGTAGGTGTGTGTGGTCTAAAGAGGTAGATACAGAGATGGGTAAATGCGTGGTGTCGTATTGGGAGCTGGATGATGAAAGCGTTCCGTATGTAAATTTGGTCGAGTCTGGATTGATGGAACTGGATTTAGTGAAGAAGGGCATTTTGCAGGAAATATGGTTAGTGGAGGATGAAGACAGTGAATAAGTACGTGACAGCAACTGTAGTTGGTAAGGTGACGCAAATTGTGGCGCACAATAGTAAAGACATAGTTTTCATGAAGATAAAGGCTGGGTTCGATACTTTGTCCATAAATGGCAAAGGCGAAGCCCTCAAGGATATTGACCTAGGAGCAACGTATTCGTTCCGAATGTCGGTAAATGTATATAAAGGTGGTATAGGACTGTGGGTGAAGGATTATGAGAAGGTCAATTAGTCTGGTACTACTTCTTGGCGTGGTGGCGTTGCTGTTCCTAGCACCGGTGCCGGCGCAAGCGCAGACGCCAACGTGGAACTGGAGCGCAGATACGGCCAGACCCACGGTGGAGGTAATAAACGCGTTTGTAGCTCAGCAGCCGAATGCTCGGTATCAAGCTTTTACACGAACCGTTACGTTAGCACCATTATCACGAGGGTTTATAGTTCGCTCTACAGGGGTAGTATCGTTAAATTTGTTTACTCCGAATCTTCAAGTAAGGTCTACAGTTAACGAAACGATAACATGGATTGAATCAGATGGAATTGCTCGTTCGCAAGCAGTGACAACAGCGTGGACAGTAATGAACTTTCCGACAGCTAACTCAAATCACAATGGATTTAGTATCGTTCCGCAGGTAAACTTGCCGTCGGCAATAATTGTTACACCAATGGAACTAGAAACATTCAGGTCAGGGGCACATGTAGCGTTTGAGATTCAACTAAAGAATATAGGCACAAACATCATATCAGCACGTCTTTGGCAAGGGCAAACTCTAGTTGTATCGCATATTCCAATAGTGCCCGGGTGGGATGGCTGGGTTCGGTGGACTACAAGACTTGAAACGCTCGGAGAATATCGTCTTATAGTGCAAGATGAACCATTCATAGGATCGCCAACTGTGTTAGCAGAAAGAACATTTTCAGTGGGTACAGTTGCGATTCCTCCGCCCGGTGGCGGTATATCGCCAGACCCAAACGATAATGCTCCTGAATGGGTGAGAGGCATTAGGGATTTTTTCGAGAGGTTGTTTAGACCTCTAACAGATACGGTTGACCTGATAGGAACATTGGTAACGACTATGACAAGTCAAGTCGGTGCAGTGATGGCGCAAATGGGCACCTTGATGGGGATGTTCTTCTCGGTGATGCCCGCAGAAATGCGTTCAGTCATAACCTTAGTGACAACGGTATTTGGACTGATTCTGGTGTTGAAGGTGATTCGAGGATGACATTAGCAGAGGTGCAAGGCCTTATGATGGGCGTGCTTCAGCCGTTGGGAGATATTTGGCACATAGTCTGGTTTAGGCTAGGGTCGTTTGAATTTACCATTGGTCATATCATTATGCTTAGCTGGGTGTCATGGGCAGGAAAGAAACTGCTCGCTGCAATAACATGGTCAGATGGAGAGGGAGGAAAGTAAAATGACAGAAGTGCAAGCATCGATATTAATTCAAGCGGTAGAAGGATTAAACCAGCGAATCGTTCAACTGATTGGTTTGACAGAATCGCAAGCCTACGTTATAGAAGCGTTGAGTATCCATTTACGAGGTGGTATAGGGATGGTTGTTGCTATGCTGGCGTGTTGGCTTTTAGTAAAGGAGGTTTTCCGATGATAGCAGTGATTGAGGCCTTTACTGGAGTGCAGACGGTAGCAGCGCATGGGTGGATTAACGTAGTTGTGCTCGTGTTCATCCTGCTTCTAGTCGCAAAACTGATAACTGTGTTGCTGGGGCTGCTAACATGGAATTAGTGAATGTAATTAGGTTCATCATCGAAAGTATTACTAGGGTAATAAGCACAATGCCAATATTGACAAGTGTTATAGTTGGCATTTCTATTATCCTTCTAATAAAGTCACTGGTAAGGAGGTGAAATTAAAATGACTGAGGTTCTGATTCTTATTCCGCAAATTGCAACTGCTCTCACTGCAGGAGCAGCGGATATTGCATCGGTGATGCTTCAACCGCCTTTCAATATCTTTCTAGGAATAGCGCTTATCGGCATCGGCTGGAACATGGTTAAGGGGTTCTTGGGCAAGTAAGCAACGAAAAGGGGCATGCAAATGCCCTTTTTTAAATTTAAATAGGAGGGTAATGATGGCAATAGTATTGATTTTACTCGGCGTATATGTCGTGGGGAAGCATTGTAGAAGATACAATAAAAGTTGGTACGAGAAGAATAAGTTCGTACAGAAAGAGCTGCAGGAGCTGCGGAGCAGTGTTCCGGTAGTCCAAGTGCCAAAGTACAGCTGGAGGTGGCTAGAATGGCAATTGCGGATGCCTATAGTGTGGATTGTGAGGCCCCTCGGATGGTGGGCGTGTGATTTATGGAAATGGTTTTGGAAGCATGAGAATGACTTTGATTTGTTCGGCTGCCATGTATACGCTAGCCCGCAAGGAGCAGGGAAGACAATCTCACTGGTAAACAAGATGCTCGAAATACGAATGAAGTACCCGAGAGCTATAATTGTGTCGAACTTCGATTGCGAATATGCTCATGTGAGAATGACAGATTGGAAGGATTTTTTCACCATAAGGAATGGAGAGAATGGAGTAGCTTTTTTCATTGATGAAATTCAAAATGAATGGACTGCTACTGCATGGGCGCAATTTCCGCCAGAGATGCTTAGTGAGTTGACGCAACAGAGAAAGCAGAGAATGGTCATATATGCAAGCAGCCAGCAGTTCCTGCGTATAGTCAAGCCCATAAGAGACCAGAGCTTTAGTGTGATAGAGGTAAGAACGTTTCTAGGGCGATTGTGTCTCCAAGCAGGATATGATGCATTCGCATATGAAGCGTACTATTCGTTGCCTCCAGACAGCCGAGAAAAGCGTTTAAAGAGGAAGTATATTTTGCCGTTTGTACAAAATCATCAGTTGCGAGGTAGGTATGATACCTATTCAAAAGTACAAAGGTTGGAGAATACCCTAGCACCAGATGGCCATGCACTTAGAGGAAAATCCTCAAAATAATTCCAGATAGATATATAAGCACACGCATAGCCCTTTGACCCGAAGTCATTTCATGAGGGGCGAAGGGCGAACTTCTTCTTTGAACTCCACGTAAGAGGCCTCTAGATAGCCCACTCGAAGCGAAGCACGAGGGGCGTAGCAGGCCTTCGGGCTTTATTAGTTGACTAGATACCTAGGACACATTAGAACGGAGTGCTTAAACGCTCGATATGCCGGTGCA